CGCAAGTAATATTAAGTTGCGGCTCCTGGACCCAACCTGCTGTGCAGGGCTATCCCCATATATATTTTCAGATATTTTCCGGACAGTGGACCCATCTATTTATTTTAATTTAGTTGTATTTATTGAGTAAATAATGCTATTCCAAAAGCCTTGAGCAATTGTTGGAGATTTATTTGGATGCTTAACATTTTCTTCGTTTATTATAAAACCATCTTTTCTTAGTGATTTAATTACTTTTAACCACTCTTCAAAAACTTTGTGTGTTGTGTCTTTTTTACCGCAACTAGTACGATACCCAACTTCTACTTTTTGACCATTTACTAACTTATAATGTTTCCATTGACCAGAAGCTAATAAATCTCCTCTTCTTTGTATTACAGCCCATAGGTGCGGAGTAGTTGAATAAATATCATAAGCATCTATATTTTCAGGATCGATAAAGTCATTACCATTTAAAGATAATAGATTAACACCTTGCATTTGTGGGTTAGAATCGTATCTTTTGAATCCAAAATTGAAGCCTAAGCGTTCTGTTAGTTTAATAAACATATCTAAATTGATTAATTTTTAGTCAAAAATAACAAATATTATTTTTTTTATTTACTTTTACGTTGATTAAAATATAATCAAAATGGATATTAAGAAAATTAAGAAAGAAAAACTTAAGATTATCAAAGAAACTCAAATAGTAAAGAAATGACATTTGAAGAAGTATTTAAGAATAAAGATCTGATTATTGCACAAAAGAAAAATGCCATCAAACGTGGTGATTTTGTGATGAATGCATCTTTAATTGAAGAAAAAGAAAGTGCAAATAAAGCAGAAGATATTTCTTTAAGTGTTGAAAATCCAACTGTATTACGTGCTAAATTGGTTATTAATACTACAAAAGTAATAGATAGTCACATGGATTGTCATATTCAAGGTATTTGGAAGAAATCTTTGCAAGAATCAAAAACTTTGTATTTATTGCAAGAACACGAAATGGAATTTGACAAGATTATATCAGATTCAGTAAAAGATGAGTTAAAAGCATATACTAAAGTAATTCCTTTCAAAAAACTTGGTTTTAACTATGAAGGAAATACTGAGGCTTTAGTTTTTGATACTCAAATAAAACAAGAGGTTAATCCTTTTATGTTTGATTTATATAAAAAAGGTCGTGTGTATAATCATTCTGTAGGAATGCGTTATGTTAAGTTGTACCTATGTATAAATTCAAATGAATCACAATATACAGCTGAAAAGGAAAACTGGAATAAATACTACCCTATGGTAATTAATAAAGAAATAGCTGATGAAAAACGTTACTTTTGGGCGGTTACTGAAGCAAAAGTTATAGAGGGTAGTGCAGTTATTAAAGGAAGTAATGAATTTACTCCTGTAATGGAAATTGAAATTGAGAAAGAAGCCGAGCAAATCACTTCTGAAACAAATATAAACGAGCCGTCAAATGACACTCAAGAAAACAAAAAACAACAATTTTTTATTAATCTATTAAATTAAACAAAATGAACTTTAAAGGTTTTTTAGTATCGAAAGGTATTACAGAAGAAACATTCAAAACTATGGATGTTGAAGCAACTGCAGGATTATACAATGAGTATAACTCTTTGCTTGGGAAAAAAATTGATGAATTAGAAGCAAATAACGCTACTAAATCTGAAATGACAACTGCATTAGATGAATTGAAAAATGCACAATTAGAGCAAATGAAACAAATGAATGAAGCTCTTAAAGAAATGGGATTGAAAATTGAAGCATCTACTGAAAAGTCAGGAACTTCAAAAGGTGATTCATTAGAAGAAGTAGTTGCTAAAAATAAAGAAGCAATTGCTCAGTTGAAAACAGATCGTTCTGCTCCTTGGGTTAAAATGACTGTTAAAGCAGTAGGTACAATGTTAGAAAGTGCTAACATATCAGGTGGTAACGTACCAGTTGAACAAAGATTAGTTGGTCTTAATGCTATTGCTAGTCGTGTACCACGTTTGATGGATTTGGTTTCAAGAGGTCGTGCAACTTCTAATATCATTTCTTGGGTTTACCAACAAGGTAAAGAAGGTGCTGCTGGTGGAACTGCTGAAGGTGCTACTAAAAATCAAATTGACTTTAACTTAGTTGTAGATTCACAAGCTGTTGTTAAACGTACTGCTTTCATCAAAGTATCTACTGAAATGTTAGATGATATTGACTTCATTCAAGCTGAAATCAATAACGAGTTGTTACGTGAGTTAAACAAAGACATTGAGTTAACTGCTTATTCAGGTGATGGTACAGCTCCAGCAATGAAAGGTGTTAGAACAACTGCAACGGCATTTGCTGCTGGTGATTTTGCTTTGGCAATTGATAATGCAAACGAAGCAGATGTATTAGTTGTAGCAATTAACCAAATCGCTATTGCTGAACAACCAACTCCAACTGCTATCTTAATGCATCCTACTGATGTAGCTAAATTAATGGTTATTAAAGTTAGTGCTACTGATAAGCGTTATGTTGATCGTTTGTTAATGATTGCTGGTCAATTATCTTTAGATGGTATTCCAATTATCAAAACTACTTTGGTAACTGCTGGAACTTACCTTGTAGGTGCTTTCAACTTAGCTACTCTTTATGATATGGGTTCTATTTCTATTGAAATGGGATTAGATGGTAATGACTGGACTAAAAACCTACGTACAATCATCGCTGAGTATAGAGGTGCAATGGTAGTTAAAAACAACGACCGCACATCATTTGTAAAAGGTACTTTCTCAACTGATAAAGCTGCTTTAGAAACTGCATAATTATAATATAGGGGGTTGAAATATATCCCCTTAATTTTACTTAATATGGCAAAGAAAGTAGTTGAAGTAGTTAAAGAGTTAGCGTTCTATGAAGGTGTAAGATTGTTTAAAGCAACTGGTTTAAATAGACACTTACCAAAAGACTTAGAAGTTGAACTAACTCATGAATTAGCATTGATATTGTTAGGAAAAAAAGCAGTTGAATTAAAATAGTTATGATAGTAGTTAATAGTGATTTTATAGGTAGATATGAGTTAGCACTAGATAAATTTAGTGTTGATAAAATTGATTACTATATTGATAAGTACGAAAAAAAATACTTGATTCAGTTATTAGGTGTTGAATTGTATGATTTGTTTATTGATGACTTAGATGTTAACAATGAGCCTGTAACTGCAAAGTATATCACTATTTACGAAGCATTGAACTATGATAATAACGGAAGTATTATTACAAGTGATGGTATTAAGGAGATGTTACTTGGTTTCATTTTTTACCATTACACAAATGATAATACGCAACTTCAAACACCAATAGGTACTACTAGTGCAAAAGCTGAAAATTCAAATGTATTGGGAGCTAATTACAACAACATAACACGTTTTAACGATTGTGTTGCAAGTTTTAGATCTATACAACAATACATAGAGGACAATATAAGCGATTACACTGCATATAACGGACAATATTTACCTTTTGAATACTTATTATAGTGAAAGATATTTACGACATAGTACAAGATGAAATTTTTTCTAAGTTAAATAACGAAGTTAAAATAGTTAGTGCTTCTGCTTTAAGTGGGGGAACTCAAACAATAGTATTATGTGTTCAAAAATGGGTTAGAGTTGGAACATATTTAAAAGATACAAGTAATAAGAATTGGTTAATTCAATCTATTACTGATAATGAAATAGTAGTTAAAAAACCAACTGGAGCTTCAAATTTGAGTGTAAATCAGATGCTAACACTAATCGAGCCTAAATTCTTATTTGGTACTCGAATAAGTGCGGATAATGAGTATAAGAAAACAAGTAATGACAACCGTAATAAACTACCTTTAATTTGGTTAGTTGAAAATATCCGAGAAACTGAATATAACTACGGAAGTGCTATTGAAAGAGACGCATCGTTAAGATTTTACTTTCTTGATGATAATAATCCAAAACAATATTTAAATGAAGATTATCGTAAAAATGTTGTAACTCCTATGATAGGATTAAAAGATGAATTTTTAAGAATAGTTAAATCTAATAAAATATTTCAAACATATGAAAGTGTAGATATTAGAACTATTACAAGATTCGGAAATGAAACTGAACAAGGAGTGATTGAAAACATATTATCCGATAATTTAAGCGGTTTAGAACTCTCAATTAAATTGAGTGTGAAAAGAAAAAAAGAATGTAATTGTTAATTTAAAAAATAAAAGAAATGGCAGATTGTTTATGTGGCACAGGATTAGGTAATTTAGGTTTATCTTCTTGTGTAGTTAACAGAAATGTTACAAATAAATTATTCTTTGTTCCTGTATATGACAGCACAGGAGTAAAAAATAAACTAGATTTAACTGATCCAATTAATGAAGCTACTATTATAGCTTTAATTAATCAATCAGATGCTTCTAAAAGATGGTATTTATCTCCAGTATTTGAAAATGTTGTTAAAGCAACAGCAGATACTACATTTGAAGAAGCACCTTCACAACGTAAAAAAAGAATTAAAGCTGGTAAAAAATCTTTCAGCGCAGAGCATTGGGATGTAGCACCACAATTAGAAGGAAAATACAACGAATACCTTTGTGGTGGTTGGGGTGTTATTGAACTTGATATTGATGGTAATATAATCGGTAAAAAAGTTGGTACAGATTTATATCCTATTCCAGTTGATGGAGATTCTTTTGATGTTAAATATGTTGATCCAACGGATGCAGCAACTTCTAAATTGATGGTATCTTTTGATTACAATCGTTTAATGAAATCCGAAGAATTATGGTTGATTTCTGCTGATGAGTTAGGAGCTGATTTGAATGATCAAGATGGATTGAAAGATGTAGAATTGGAATTTGTTTCTAAAACTTCTACTCAAGTTGTTGTAAATGCTACTTTATCTTATGGTACAGCAGTTCAATTGTTGAAAGTTAAAGGTTTATTAGCAGCAGATTTTGCACTTTATAATAACACTTTATCTGCATCTCATACAATTGCAACTGTAACTGAAGGAACTGGAGTAAATGAAGGTCAATATACAATTACTTATGTTGCTATCACAGGTTCAGTTGATAATTTAACTTTATCAATGGCAAAAGATGGTTATGTAGGTAAATTAGACTATGTTGATGCTTAAAATTTAATCAATGATTAAAATATAATCAAATTAGGGTAGTTAATAGCTACCCTTTTTTTATTTTTGTTGTATGGTAAATTTTTTAAATACTGATTTAGGTAAAATAGCATTTAATGCAAAAAAACTAAGTGATGCAATTGCTTGGTATACTACTTTAGATGAAAATACTAAATCATTTATCTTAGGATTAATCAAAAACGATCAATTAAGTAAGGGTATAGATGCACAAGGAGATACTATAGGACTTTATTCTTATTGGACAGAAATAATAAGTGAAGGTAGAAAACAAGAAGGAACTCCATATAATTTATATGATACTGGAGCATTTTATAATTCTTTAAGAATAATTATATCAGGTTTATCTTTTATTGTAGAAGGAAACGGACAAAAAGATGATGAAAACCTATTTGTTAAATATGGTGATGATATAGTAGGATTAACAAATGAAAGTTTAGAGAAATTAGCACAAGAATTATTACCAAAATATATAAACTATGTTAGAGAAATATTACAAATCGGTTGATGAAATACCTTTGTTTAATTGGATAGAATGTACACAAGGTAATTTTAACTATGTTTTACATGATGAAAACAATATAACTAAAATAGAAAATTTAAAATTAGAAGAAATATTTAATACTATTTTTGATAGTTATATACAAAAAAATGGTATTTCTAAAACATATGAAAGGTTATTAAAATTGATTCGTAAACGTGCTTTGTTACAATTAGATTATACTATTAATTTAGATAGATTTAATTTAACTAAAATCGAGTTGTGCGATGCAGAAATTGAAACAATGAAGAAAAGTACCGATAGAGGTATAAGTATTCAGGAAACGCTTGTAATACTATCTAAATGGATAGGTTACAGATTAGATTGGAAAGTAATAAGTAAAGGAGAGTTTGATACTATCCTAAAAACATATACAAACGATAAAAAGCAAGAAAATGGCGAAAAAAATACTATCTAGTGATATAATAGAGCAAAATATATTTAAAAATACTATTAAAAGTGCTGATGAGTTAATTATTAAATTGACTGCATTAAACACCGAGTTTAAAACAGTTGCTGAAACTACTAAAGAGGTAATTAAATCTAGTAAATTTGATTCTGTTAAATCTTTAAATGATTTTACAAAAGCAACTGAACAGGCTACTAAGTTACAAAAAGCACAATTACAAGTTCAAAATGAATTAAACAAAGCTCTAGGATTAAAAGCTAAAATAGAACTTCAACTAGAGAAAGGCGAAACGGAGAGAACACGCAGAACAATATTACAGACAAAAGAGCAAGAAAGACAAGCTAAAGCAACTGAAAGAGAAATAAAGGCTCAATCTATGTTAGAAAGCCGTTATGCACGTGTAAATAGTTGGCTTAATAAATTACGTGCTGAATATAGAGATTTAGCTATAAAAAAAGAGTTAGGTTTAGCTTTAACTGAAAAAGAAGAGTTAAGATATTCTACTTTAGAGAAACGTATTCAAACATATGATAAAGCTTTAAAAGGTGTTGATGCCTCAATGGGTATTCATAATCGTAACGTAGGTAACTACAGAAGTGCTTTTGATGGGTTAGGTTTTTCTGTTGCTCAATTAACACGTGAAATGCCAGCTTTTGCGAATTCGATGCAAACTGGTTTCATGGCAATATCAAATAACTTACCTATTTTGTTTGATGAGTTGCAAAAAATTAAAAAAGCAAATGTAGAATTACAAGCAACAGGACAACCAACAACAAGTGTATTTAAACAATTAGCTGGTGCTGTTTTTAGTTTTCAAACATTATTATCCGTTGGTGTTACATTACTTACTATTTATGGAGCTAAGATAGTTGATTGGGTTAGTAATGCTTTAAGCCCAGCAAACAAAGAACTTGAAGAACTTAATAAAAAACAAAAAAGAATAGCAGAAGAACAAAAGGCACAAGCTGATTTTGTAGGTAAAGAAAGTTCAATGTATGTTGGATTATTATATGCTTTAAAGCAAACAAATAAAGGTAGTAAAGAAAGAGCTGAATTGATTAAAACTATTAATGATCAATATGGCACTACTTTAAAAAATATACAGGATGAAACTAAATTTCAAAATCAATTAAATACTTCAATTGAAAAGTATATTGAATATCAAAAAAACAAATTTACTTTAAATAAAAACGAGGAAAGAAGGCAAATTATACTTGAAAAGCAGTACGAAAATGATATTAAAATACGTGAAAAACGTGAAGAAATAGAAAAACGTGAAGCAGAAGCTAGAAGTAAAAGATTTGGAACTGAAAGTTTTTATGCAAAAGAAAGACTTGAAAAAGCACAAAATGAATTAATTGCGTTAGAAGATAATGCTAGATATTATGATAGAAGATTAGAAGTTTTAGCTAAAACTGACTTAAAATTAAATAATCTAAATAAAACTTTTGATAAACAAAATGATATTCAAGATAAAGCAGTTGATTCACAAAAAGAACTTAATCTTTATACATCTAAATATTTGGAAATTTTAGCTAAAATACAACAATATAGAAATCAAGTAAGAGAAACAGAGTTACAAGACCAGTTAAATAAAGAAATACAAAAACAAAAAGATAGTATTTCACAAATTGGAGTGCCTGAAAATAGCGAAATTGAATCTATTTTACAACAACAATTAGATTTTAAATTAGAAGCATTAAATAAAGAATTTAAAGCAAATCAGAAAGTTAGAGAACAAGAATATCAAGAAGAAAAGAAGAAATTAGAAGAAAAAAGAGATACATATAAAGTAGGTTCTAAAGAATATTCTAAATACCAAGAATCTCTTAAAGCATTAGATAAAGATTATATAACAGAAACTGCATTTTTAGCTGAACAAAATGCAGATAATAAATTAAAAATAGAACAAGATTATAAAAAAGAAAAACAAAGTATAGATAAAGAATTATTTGAAACATGGGAAGAATACCAAACAAGACAATTAGAAAAGCAGAAAAACAATGCAGAAAAACAATTACAACAACAAAAAGATACGTTTCAAAAATTAGATCAGTTAGCTAAATTTTCAGCAGATTATTTTATTGCTCAATCTGAACGTAAAATAAGTGCTATTGATAAACAAATAGATGCTTTAAACAAACAAAATGATTATATGAAAGATTTAGCAGCTAGTGGTAACATTAATGCTCAACAATCACTTGCACAAAACAACAAATTAATTCAAGAAGCTAATAAAGAGAAACAAAAAGAGTTAAAGAAACAAGAAAAAATAAAACTTGCAATGACTGTATTTGATTCTTACAACGCTAACTTACAAAGTAAAGAATTAGGAGGTCAAAATGCACTAGTAAAAACCATAAAAGATGTTAGTTTACTTCAGGCATTTATAAACTCTTTACCAGCATTTATGGAAGGTACAGAAGATACAGGATTAAATGGTAAAGGAGTAGATGGTAAAGGTGGTTTCTTGTCAGTATTACACCCTAATGAAAGAATTGTACCAAAGCAATTAAATGAAAAGATGAAAGGAATGAGTAATTTAGAATTATCTAATTTAGCTGACGATTATTTGAGAGGTAATGTTATTAAACAAGATACTGTAATAAATACCAACTGGAGTACAGAGTTAATAGTATCAAAATTGGATAGTTTAGAAAAAGCGATTGTAAATAAAGAAGAATATAAAGCTGAAGTTGGTGAAATAATTGGAGGTGTTATGCACGTAGTTGAAACTATTAAAACTAAAAACCAAAGAGTAAGAAATATCACTAGGATATAAAAAAAGGTAGCCGACAAGAACTACCTTTTAACGTAAATAATAATCAAATGTCAACCATGACGACACAAATATATAATAAATATGAAACATTTTATAGCAAATAAAGAAATAACACCAATAAATACTTTTGATATTGGTATTAATGTGAATTTTGAAGGTACAGTAGATCAAAATAAATTAACTACAGATACAATTAAAGTTAATCGAGAAGCATATACATTAATACAAAATCATTTATTAGTTAAAAGTTTTTTAGAAGGTTTAGATTATAAAGTTGAGTTTGCTCCTAGTAAAGAATTGAATTTTGCTATTGACTTTACAAATAGTTTTAGAGACTTTGGTAATGAATGCGAATTTAATTTACGTGCTATAAAATCACATGATCATTTTTTTGATGATGCACAAGGATTAAGTTTTGAGTTGGTAAATACTAAAATTAAATTTAATGGTTTTCAAGTTGGTTACCAAGTTATACCAAAAGATGCTGTTGCACAATCTTTAGTTACTTCTGTATCTTTATTTATGATATCAATGGCTTTAGCGGATAAAGTTAGAGAATTATCTAAAACAGTAAAAGAATTTAGTTCAGCAATTGCATACGCACCATTTGCAATTCAAGGTAAATTAGCTGAAGCTGCTATACAATTATTAATTATGAAAGTAAGACAATTAACACTAGAACAAAAGAATATCCTTGCAGGTAAAGTATGGGGGTTTCAAGGTCAATTTTTCAATCCACAAATTGACGCAAACGGGAATTGGTTTATTTCAAATGAAGAAGTAAACGGATGTACTTTGCAACAAGCTGAATCTATTCCATGTGATGCATGGTTATTGACACTTCCTGAAATAGATTATAATCCTGTTATAACTGAATCTCCGATATAATGAAAATATTTGTAAAAGGTAACTTCTTCACTTATATTGACGCAAACAATTTAGTTTGGATTGATAACTGCGAAAACGCAATAGTATATAAAAATAGTGTGTCCGCCACTACTTACAATATATTACTAAAATCTTCTAATACAAGGTTTACAGATATACCTTTTGCAAGTATTAACGACGAAACTAATACTCCATACGCAACGCAAGATATATTTGAAGAGTATATCTACGAAAATACTGGTGTAAGGTTTCAACAGCCTTTAATTGAACTAGACGACTTAAACGATGTTGTTGTTTCAGCACCTTCTAACGGACAAGTTTTGGTTTACAATAGTACTACTTCAAAGTGGGAAAATGAAACAAGCTCAGCTACTGGTGGAGACATGACTAAGGCTGTTTATGATACTGATAACGATGGTGTTGTTGATAGTTCGGAAAAGTTAGAATTTATCGGTAAAAACTCTACTGGAGTAACTATCGGTAAAACTAAAGTAGTTTATATTAGTGGTGCTACGGGTCAAAAACCTAATATAACACTAGCAGATGCAAGTTTAGAGATTACATCAAGTAAAACTATTGGTATAACTAGAAATTCAATCGCTCACAATACAGATGGCTACGTTATTACTCATGGAACAATACATGACATAAACACTTCTAGTTTTGCAGATGGTGATGCTTTATGGTTATCCGAAACAGCTGGAGAAATTGTAAATGTTGTACCTAACGAGCCAGCACACGCTGTATTTATTGGATATGTTGCTTATGCTCATCCAACAGCGGGTAAAATCATTCTTCATATTCAAAATGGGTACGAATTAAATGAATTACATGGTGTTAAAATCACAAGTGAAACGGATAAAGACATAGTTTATTACAACAATTCAACTGGATTATGGGAAAACGCTACTATTCCAGAGGTTTTAGGTTACACTCCTTCACAAAATAATAGTCAATTTGTATTTGTACATTCTAAATCTAATCTACCAACTCCTTCTAGTGGGGTAATAACGCTTGCTAGTAACGTAACTTATTATTTTACTACTACAGTAGACTTAACTGGAGATAGGTTAGTATGTAACACTAATACGACTATTTTAGGTGGTTCATCTGAAAATTGTAGAATAAAATCAACTGGACTTACTGGAACTGCATTAATCACCTCTTCTTACTCTCTACCAATTAGAAACGTAACAATTGAAGCAGATATAGCTTTAAATTTAAGTGGTGATGGTGTAACTACTGCATTAGATTGGTTCGGTGTAAACTTTACAGATTGTAACACAGTTGGTACAATTGCTAACTATACAAACTTTGTGATGTCAGATAGTGCTTTCTTAAACTCACAAGGATTAACTTTTGATGGGACTATCGGGACTATTGGAATAAGTAACTCTTTATTTGATTGTAAAGCGTCAGGTACAGCAATAACAATATCATCAGGAGCAAATATTACACGTAGATTTAGAATTATTTACTCTTCATTTGTCGTATTATCAGGTGAAACAGCATTAAACGTAAATGCTAGTGCTACTATTGGTGATGAAAAATACATTTTAGATACAATAAACTTTAGTGGTGGTGGTTCATACGTAGCTGGAGTAACACATACTAGTAATAAAGCATTATTTGTAAACTGCGTAAACATTACCAATACAGCTACACGTGGATTTATGTACATGGTAAACAACACTACAGATACTACTATTGGTTCTCCAAACGTAAACGTATGGGTAAAAGCGGGTGGTACAACTACAGCAAGTGCTGACAACTCTAAGTTTACGCATTCTGCAAATAGACTTACTTACACTGGTGCTTTTTCAAATTCTTTTCAGATTAGTGTAAATTGTAGTGTTAGGTCAGGTTCTGTTTCGCAAGTCATATCAATTGGAATAGCAAAGAACGGAACAATATTAGCAGAAAGTGAAATGACAGTTAGAACAGATGTTGCCAATCAAGAATATCCAAGTTCTACATCTTGTCAATTAAGCATGACTACAAATGATTACGTCGAAGTTTTTGTTAAAAACACATCAAGTTCAAACATGAGAATAGCCGATTTAAATGTTTCAGCAATTAAAATACCAGTATAATGAATGAGATAAAAAATATATTAGAGCAATTAAGACAGACAAAAACCTTAGTAATTATCATACTATTAATTGCATTTGTATTATTTTATTATAAATCTTTAATTACAGAAGTTGTTGAAACAAAAATAGATACATCTGATGAAGTAAAGAAAGACATTAATAACAATGTTTTGATTCAGCAATTACTAAACGACCTTATGTTAAAGTACAAAGCTGATAGGTCGTACGTATTTAGGTTTCATAATGGAATTACTTTTTACGATGGAAAGCATAAGAACCATCAATCGCTAACTCACGAAGTTTGTAGTAGAGGTATATCTAGTGAAGCTATGGAATTACAAAATCTACCTACTAGCTTATTCCCAGTATTCTTACAAGAGGTAATGCTTGGTAAAATGATTTATTCTGACATTGAAGAAATAAAAGAAAATGCTACAAAAATATCCTTTAGAGAACAAGGAATTAAATCCGTAATGATAGCACCAGTATTTAAAGATGGTAAATTTGTAAGTTATATAGGGCTAGATTATGTTAAAGAAAGAAGTCCTTTAGATTTCAATTACCATGAATTTAAGCAACACACTAATGAGATAGGTAGATTATTAACAAATTAAGTTAGTATCTTAGCAAAACAATTTTAAACACAAGTATATGCCAACACCATTATTTAATAGAACTAAAAGAAATTTTAACTTAGCACAATTAAGAAAAAAAGCACCATTTGAACAATTAGGAGAAGTTGATCAATGTTGTGATAGAATGCTAGTGTTAGCACATATAAGTGATAATAGCACTTGGAAAAATGATATTACTTCAAGATTTACTAAGTTGGTTGAAAATTCAGATAGTTGTTTATTTGTATTAAAAAAGAACAATGTAAATACTTCCTATCAACCTAACACAACACAATGTATAAATGATGAATTAGCATTTTATTCAACAATTAATTGGAAAAGTGTACTACAATCAGATGGCATAGGATGTTATGATTTAATTTTAATTGAAAATGTATTAGGTGAAGAAACAACTACAACTGTTGGAGAATTTGAACTTAAAAATTATACAACTGAAAATGCACTTGGTACTATTAGAATAAAATCAAATTTTAACCAATATAATAACTTAGAAAAAATTGACTTTACAAATAGTAATGTAATTGATTGTGTACGTGTACAAGGTTTCTTTGGTGATAGACAACCTAACACAGCAATTGATAACCTTATATATAATGACAGAATTAGTAGAAATGTTATACGTGAAAATCTAAATGTTTATACTTTAGAAACTGATCCACTAGAAGAGCAATATACTATTTTAATTATAGATTTACATTTACTTTCAGAGAATGAAATGTACATTAGTGATTACAATGATTTTAACCACTCATGGAGTCTTTTAGATGTACCGGTTATATTAAAAGATACTCCTACATTAGATTATAAAAAATACTCAAAATATGCAAGTGTTAAGGTAACATTTGAAGATAAACAAAAATTGTCTTACTCAAAATACAACGGATAATGAAATTAATTGAAAGATTTAGAAAAGAAACACCGAAAAAAAACAAAATAATAGGTCAAGCAGCATCTGTTTTGTCTCTTGTATCTTTAACTATTGCTGAATCAGGAATAGTAGAAAATAGACCAGTTCTAAAATTAGGATTGGAAATTTTAAGTGTTAAATTGGGTGCTGTTGCAGTGTATAATGGTCAAAAAGTTATAAAAGATGATAACAACTAAACAACTAATATCGAAGTATGGCAAGCCAAATGTAACAGGTGCAGGCTATCTAGTTACTATTAATCTACCATATCCTATGCGTTTAGCTTGGGACTTAAATACGAAAGTATCTAGAATGAGTTGTCATAAACTTGTAGCAGATAAGTTTTTAGCTGTGTTTAATGACTTATTAGCTACTTATGGATATGATAAGATAGTAGAGCTAGGAATCGACCTTTTTGGTGGCTGTTTTAACTTCAGGAAAATGCGAGGAGGTTCTGATTGGTCTCGTCACTCATGGGGAGTAGCAATAGATTTGGATCCAGCAAGAAACCTATTAAAAGAAACTTCTAAAACAGC